ATGAGTAATCGGTTTCGTCCACCTTCTGATGAAGAGTTAGCAGCTCGCGGCGTTAAGGTCGAAAAAGTTCGCGCACGTAATGACGATGGCACGTTGAAGGCCGATGATCCTTCGACGCCAGACGTCAACGAGGCGTGGGTGGAAAAACCTGTCAAAAAAGCCGCTCCCAAAAAAGTTGCTAAGAAAACAACGAAGAAAGCGGAGAGGAAATAATGGCTAATTCAGACGTAAAAACAAAACGTCTGACTGGGACAGGGGCGGCCAGCATTGGTCGCAACCGTCTTCGTCAGGTACAAGTTTTGACAGGCGCGGGCGCGGGTCGTTTAACGTTGACCGATGGCAACGGCGGCGCGACGGTTCTCGACATCGACTTCTTAGCATCGGATTCGCACTCTGTGAACATTCCCGACGAGGGGGTGCTGTTCACGGATGACTTGTACGTGGCTACCGCCACCAACGTCACTGCGATGACGATTTTCTACAGCTAAGGGGCGCTCTGATGGCTTCTACAAAAGATGTTGAGCGTATGCCATCAGGCAGATTGAAGTACCGGGGGGAAACTTTTGCAGGATATAACAAGCCAAAACGTACACCCGGGAAATCAAAGAAAAGCGCCGTCCTTGCTAAAAAAGGGTCGGAGGTTAAGTTGGTTCGCTTCGGCGATCCGAACATGGCAATTAAAAAAGATCAGCCGGGACGTAGAAAAAACTTTAGAGCGCGTCATTCGTGTGACACCGCCAAAGACAAGTTCAGCGCCCGTTACTGGTCCTGTAAAGCTTGGTGAGGAAGTGATGCGCGTAGAGGACGTTTTAGCAAAACTAGAAAAGCATGAAGCGGAGTGTAATCTTCGTTATCAGCGTATCGAGGAAAAGCTTTCCGAGCAAAAGAAGACCTTAGACGGCCTAGACCTGAAAATTTGGGGGCTTGGCATTCTAATAGTCGTAACACCTCTAGTACACAAGTTTCTGGAGTAGTGTATGGGACTAGCTTTTTTGACACCGTCCTTTGAAGTAGAACACGCTGTTTATCACGAGCTGGTAGACTGGTCTGCTACGGTGTTAGAAAAACCTAGCCCGCATTTCAACAATCTTCCGCCGTGTCCGTATGCTCGACAAGCGTGGATAGATAGCCGCGTGGCAGTCTTGTATAAGTACGAGACCAACAAGCAGACGCTGTATAACACCGTATCTCAGTTTGACGATAATTTTGAGGTCGCGATTATTATCGACTTCAAGTTCGATAAAGACCCTGACTTGTTTCACACGTATCTGGATGAAATGAACGACGCCATCGCAGACGGCATGTTCATTGATCGTGATGTTTGGGTTATGGGGTTTCATCCGCACGACGAGGAGAGCGCTTTCGTCGCCGACGTGGATTTCCAACCGCAAATAGACGCGGAATATGCAATGATTTTTGTCCAGCGGTTGTCCAAGCTACAAGAAGCGGCAGACAAGCTAGATAAAAAAGGCTATTATGATACATATAATGGCCAGTATAACGCCCGTGAGATTTATGATAAGCGGGAACGTTTTTATAGGAGGCTTAAAAATGGCGATGAAACCTAAAAAGATGCGTGGCGGCGGCATGGTTAAGAAAATGCGCGGCGGCGGTATGGTTAAAAAGATGAAGGGCGGCGGTGCAGTACGCACGTCTAGCCGTAAATCTGGCGGCAAAAAGAGCTGCGCGGTAAGGAACGCATAATGGCAAAGCGCGGTTTATATGCAAACATTCAAGCCAAACGGAAGCGGATAGCTGCCGGGTCTGGTGAAAAAATGCGTAAGCCGGGCAGCAAAGGTGCGCCTACCGACAAGGCGTTTAAAAAAGCGGCCAAAACCGCCAAGAAGAGTAGGAAACGGTCATGACCACGTCAGGCAGCAAAGACTTCGAGCTAGACGTCGCTGAATATGTCGAGGAGGCATTTGAGCGGTGTGGTCTTGAGGTTCGTACAGGTTACGACCTGAAAACCGCCAAGCGTTCGCTCAACTTGTTGCTGGCGGACTGGGCGAACAGGGGCCTAAACCAGTGGACGATCAAGCAGCGCACGGTCACATTGGTTGTAGGCGACGGAGATTATGACTTGGGCAACGATGTAATCGACGTTTTGTCGGTTATTTGTCGCCGCAGCGGCACGGATTACTCTATGGAGCGTCTGAGCCGTGATGACTACCTTAACATTCCAAACAAAACCTCTCAGGGCCGTCCAAATCAGTTCTTTTTGGACCGTCAAGTGACGCCAAACTTAAAGATTTGGCCGGTTCCTGACGATGCTTCGGACGTTGTGATCTACGATGCGTTGACCCGAGTGGACGACGCGGACGATTTCACTAATACCATGGACATGCCGTTTCGGTTCTATCCTTGCCTAGCGGCGGGGTTGGCTTATTACATTGCTTTGAAGCGGGCACCGAACCGTGTTCAGATGCTTAAAGCTGTGTACGAAGAAGAGTTTGAGCGAGCAGCGACGGAAGACCGCGACCGGTCATCCTTCAATGTCGTTCCACGGTACGAATATTATAGGGCGGGGTAGATGGGTAAGTTTGCTTCCGGAAAAAATTCATGGGCAATCTCGGATCGTTCCGGTTTTCGTTACCCCTATCGGGTGATGAAAAAGGAATGGAACGGTTTGCTTGTGGGTCCGGACGAATACGAGCCAAAACACCCGCAGCTCGGGCCGTTTCGCAAGGTTAATGACCCCGAGGCCCTCGATAACGCAAGACCTGACCGAGTTGAGCCACTGGATGTCTATGTCGGTGTGCCGCTGGTTGAGAGCCCGAACCTTCGGCCTGTACAGGCGTTCGGTAAGGTTGGCCAAGTAACGGTGGTGACATGAGCTTTACATACGATCAGCTAACGCAGGCCATTCAGGACTACACGCAGTACGACGAAACGTCGTTCGTGGCCAATATTCCTGTGTTTATTGTGCAGGCAGAGGAGCGTATCCTCAAAAACGTCCAGTTAAGCCTGTTCCGCAAGAACGTTTCGGGCAGCATGACCACTTCTAACAAGTATTTGGCTTGCCCTAGCGACTTTTTAGCGCCGTTTTCGCTTTCTTTTGTGGATGCGAGCGGGAATCACGTGTTTTTGGACTTCAAAGACCCCGATTTCGTCCAAACTTTCAATCCAAGCGCCGCTACGACCGGAAATCCTCGATATTACGCTCAATTTGACGTCGATAACTTCATTTTAGGCCCCACGCCGGATGCTTCGTATAACGTAGAGCTGCATTACTTCTATCGCCCGCTAAGTTTGACCCAAGCGGGCGGGAGCAACACTACTTGGTTGAGCGAGAACGCACAATTGGCCCTTTTGTATGGAAGCTTGATCGAGGCATACATCTTTATGAAGGGTGAGCCCGATATAATGCAACAGTACGAGAAACGGTTTGCTGAAGCGATCACTGGACTAAAAATGTTCGGTGAGGCAAAAGAAGTGACGGACGAATATCGTACAGGAATGGTAATTAGGCCCAAACAATGAGTTTTCCAGCACTAGATATGAAAATAAACCCGGGGTTTCAGGTGGAAGTACACACCACCAGTAACCGAGGGTTTACTCCAGAGGAACTTGCGGAAAGAGCTGCTAACAAGATTATTGCGATCAGCGACGATGCAAACCCTGCTATCAAGGCACAAGCACATGCCTTTCGTAAACAGCTAGTTAAAATCCTAGAATTTTACATGCGTGAAGCGATAAAATGTGATAGAACCACGGTGTACAATGCGATAACCGACGCAGGCCACAAGGAGCTTGCTGAACTGATAAGGAGACTGTGACATGGCTTTCTCAGGAAACTACATGTGTACATCCTTTAAGAACGAGCTTCTTTATGGTGTACACGACTTTGATGCCTCGACGGGCGACACTTTTAACATCGCGCTTTATACAAGCTCGGCGACGCTAGACGCGTCAACGACTGCGTATTCGGCAACAAACGAGACGAGCGGCACCGGTTACTCGGCGGGGGGTCAAGCTTTGACCAACGTAAACCCGACGACTTCTGGTACAACGGCTTTCACTGACTTTGCAGATGAGACTTTCACGACGGCAACGATTACTGCTCGTGGCGCGTTGATCTACAATACTACTCCGAACACCACTTCTATTTCGGTATCGAACCCGTCTGTTGTGGTTTTGGATTTTGGCGGCGACAAGACGTCAACGGCTGGCGATTTTACAATCGTTTTCCCGACTGCGGACGCGAGTAACGCGATCATTCGGATAGCCTGATGACCGATGTTGTCGTTCCAATCGGCGGCTGGGGCCGCTCTGGTTGGGGCGAAGGCCCATGGAGCCAGAGCGGATTTCCGTTTGCCACGGGGGCTGTAGGCTCCGTATCGGTCATAGCAGAAGCTAATGCACCGGTTACGGGAATTGCGGCTACCGGTACGGTTGGGTCGGTAACAGTTATAGCAGAAGCAAATGTTTCTGTTACTGGTGTAGAAGGTACAGGCCAAGTAGGGGCTGTCACCACAATCTGCGAGGCCAATGTAGACGTGACCGGCGTTGCCGGGACTGGCCAAGTAGGGTCGGTAAGCGTAGATGCTGCCGCAAACGTCTTCCCCATCGGATTGGCGGGAACGGGCCAAGTTGGCAGCGTGACTACCACCGCAGATGCAAACGTTACTGTTACGGGCGTTGCAGGAACAGGTCAGGTTGGCACCGCTACAGTCGATGCTGCGGCGAATGTTCCGGTAACCGGGCTAGAGGCCACTGGGGCTGTCGGGGCAGTAACGGTTGTTGCGGAAGCTAAGGTATTCCCCACCGCTGTCACTGGCACCGGACAAGTCGGTCAAGCCGAGGTTGATGCAGAAGCCAATGTGCCTGTCACTGGAATTGCTGGTATAGGCGCAGTAGGTTCTGTAGCCGTTACGACAGACCAAAACATTAACGTCGGCGGTGTCGTAGGAACAGGAAGAGTAGGCAGCGTAATTGTCGATGCAGAAGCTGTCGTATATGTAACCGGGGTACAAGCCACCGTGACAACTGGAGGAGTTCTGGTTTATGGTGAGATAGTACCGCAACAAGATGCTAATTGGACACCAATAGCAGCGTAGAGGAATTGAGAGATGCCAAGCACCTATACAGTTAACCTCGGTATCGAGAAACCGGCAACCGGTGAACAGTCGGGTACTTGGGGTGATACCACCAACATTAACTTTGATATTCTCGATCAGGCGATCAACGGATGTCTTTCACTGACGCTTGCTTCAGCGGGTACTTCGGGTTCTCCGAATACGCTGGCAATTAGCGACGGCGCGACCTCGGATGGCCGCAACAAATGGGTTGAGTTTGTTGACGGCGGCGATTTGGGCGCGACGGCTTACGTTCAGCTTACGCCAAACGATGCGGAAAAGATTGTTTTCATCCGCAACAGCTTGTCTGGCAGCCGCTCTGTAATTCTATTCCAAGGCACATACGATGCTGGCCGCGACCTTGAGGTTCCGGCGGGCGTCGACATGGTGGTCAAATTTAGTGGAGGCGGGGCAACTGCGACCACTACTGACATTTTCACCAAGCTCCGTGCGACAGAAATCACTACGCCCACGCTTACCACTGACGACCTCACCGCAGCGACCGCAGACATTAACGATGGTACGGTCGAAGCGGTCATTGGCGGCACTACGCCGAAAGCAGGCACATTTACTACGCTTACGGCTAACACGAACTTAACAATTAACGCTACCACGACTGTGGACGGCGTTATTGACGACGACACGATGGCCACGGCTTCTGCGACGAAGCTTTCGACGTCTGAGTCAATTAAGGCGTATG